GCGTCAATTGATTTCCAGCGGCAGAAACATTCTTAGGGGGTTGCTGTTGCTGCCAAGCATCCAATCGGCTAGGATTCTTGGTGCCGAGGCGTGGCGGACACCACCCCCGGCGTGGACACAACTTAAAAGGCAAAGCTATGTCAGCAAAACCGTTACCTTCCATTGAACTACTGCGCAAGAACTTCTTCTACGATCCCCGTTCTGGTGAGATACGGAGAATCAAGGGTAAACAGCCAAAAGTAAATTCTCAGGGCTACGTCTGTTTTAGTTTCGCGGGGCAATATATGGCAGGCCACCGCGTAGCATGGGCGCTGCATTACAACGAGCAACCAGAACCCAGTCTGGAGATCGACCACATCAATGGCAACAGGGCTGACAATCGCATATCAAACCTGCGCCTTGTGAGTCAGGCGCAAAACCTGCGCAACAAGACGAAATACAAGAACTGCAAGCATGGCTATCCCGGTATCCTGTTTGAGAAGGATGGCAGGAAAAAGTGTTGGCGCGCTCAGATCGCCATGAATGGAACCGTAGCCAAGCTGGGCGCATTCAGATGCAAGACAGCGGCGATCTTCGCGCGTAAGATGGCCGAGGCGAAGCATGGCTTCACTGACTTGGCAGGAGATCCAAAGTGGCGACTATAAACGAAGTCTCTCGGCACATCGGCGTCAGCCCAAAGTATGTGCAGGATCTCATCAACGATGGCATCATTGAGAGAAAGGGGCGCGGCAAGTATGATTTGGATGTTTGCCGAGATGCCTATATCAAAAAGCTGCGAGAAGCTGCCGCTGGCCGGTACAAGGCTGGCGATCTAGATCTGTCAGCAGAGCGCGCTCGCCTTGCCAAGGAACAGGCAGATGCGAAGGAAATGGAAAACGCGGTTGAGCGCGGCGACCTGGTCTACATCGAAGACGTTGCCAAGCAGATCGAAAACCAGTTGACTAAGGCGCGCACACGCTTGCTGTCTGTGCCGACGAAGGTGGCACCAGAAGCACATGCATCGGCGACGGTGCGCGAGGTGCAGTCGCTGATTGAAGACGCAATCGTTGAGGCATTGAATGAACTGGTCGGATACAATCAAGACGGAGCAGGCGACGAGGCTTGAGGCGCGGATCGCGGAGTCGATCAGAACATCCTTGAAGCCACCGCCGAAGTTGTCGGTCAGCCAGTGGGCAGATCGGTATCGGCAGTTGTCGAGCGAAAGCAGCGCCGAGGCTGGCAAGTGGTCAACCAGCCGCGCGGAATATCAGCGCGGGATGATGGATGCGGTCAGCGATCCCAAAATTGAAACAATCGTGCTGATGACGGCGGCGCAGATTGGCAAGACAGAACTGATCAACAATGTTGTAGGCTACCACATCCACCAAGATCCTGCGCCGATGCTGGTGGTTCAGCCGACTTTGGACATGGCGCAAACCTGGTCGAAAGACCGGCTTGCCCCGGCTGTGCGCGACACGCCTGTGCTGGCCAACAAGATCAAAGATCCCAGGTCGCGAGACAGCGGCAACACCACCTTGCACAAGATCTTTCCCGGCGGTCATGTGACAGCCTGCGGTGCAAACAGTCCATCTTCTCTGGCATCTCGGCCTTGTCGGATGATCTTGTGCGATGAGGTGGACCGTTATCCACCTTCAGCAGGCACCGAGGGCGATCCTGTGTCGCTGGCCAAGAAGCGATCCAGCACATTCTGGAACAGGAAGCTGATTCTTGTCAGCACGCCGACCGAGCGTAACAACAGCCGGATCGAGCAGGCTTATGCAGAAAGCGATCAGCGCAAGTATTTTGTTTCCTGCCCCGATTGCGAAGAGGAACAGGTGCTGCGCTGGGCGAATGTGCAGTGGGAGCAAGACAAACCGGCCACGGCCACCTATGTTTGCGAGCATTGCGGATCTTGTTGGTCAGATGCAAAGCGATACCGGGCGATCAGGTACGGCAAGTGGAAGGCCACGTCTGAAGGGGATGGCAAAACGGCTGGGTTCCACTTGAGCGGCCTGTATTCACCTTGGACGCCACTGGAAGACAGCGTGCGCGACTTTCTGGCGTCGAAACGCGACCCGATGCGGCTGAAGACGTGGGTGAACACGTTCTTGGGTGAGACTTGGGAGGATCAGGGCGAACAGGTTGACGATCACGATCTGATGCAGCGGGCCGAGGATTGGGGTGGCGAACTGCCTGATGACGTGCTGTTGCTGACGGCTGGCGTTGACGTGCAGGATGATCGTCTGGAACTGGAGATCGTAGGCTGGGGCCGAGGCGAAGAAAGCTGGTCGGTTGATTATCAGACTATCTATGGCGACCCATCCACTGCCGATTTGTGGATGCAACTAGACCAGACGCTCCAGCAAAAGTTTGTGCATCCGACGCACGGCGAAATGGTCATCAGATCGGCCTGCGTTGACTCCGGTGGCCATTATACGCAGCAGGTCTACAACTATTGCCGCGCCCGCGCCGGTCGGAAGGTGTTCGCGATCAAGGGTGTCGGCGGTGAGGGCAAGCCGATTGCAGGCAGGCCGACGAAGAACAACATCGGCAAGATCAATCTGTTTCCGGTTGGCACCGATACGGCAAAAGAACTGATCTATTCTAGGCTGAAGATCGTAGAAGAGGGTGAGGGGTATTGCCATTTTCCGGTCGGGCGGCACGAAGAATACTACCGGATGTTGACCGCTGAAAAGAAGGTCACCAAGTATTTCAAGGGCAGGCCGAAGCGCGAATGGGTGAAGATTAGGACACGCAACGAAGCGCTTGATTGCCGCGTCTATGCCACTGCTGCATTGGCTATCTTGAACCTAAACCTTGAAGTTGTTTACAGAAGGGCGCAAAATGTGGTATTGTCGGACGCGGAGAAGTCCGTTTCTCGCCGTCCGACCGTTCCCCGTAGAAGCAGTTTTGTGCATGGATACAAATAATGGCCAATCTGTTTGATGCAGCGAACGCGCCGGAAGGTGAGCCGCTTGAGATTGTTGTCGGCGACTTTCTTCAATGGAAGCGGTCGGACATTGCGGTCGATTATCCGCCCAGCGCGCACTCTGCGGAATATGTGGCTCGGATTACTGGTGGCGGTGCCAATGAAATCAAAATAGCCGGTACAGAGCCAAGCGGCGAAGACTACTACTTGTTCACGGTGGATAGCGTTACATCTGCCGATTTTGTGCCGGGGAAATACCATTGGCAGCTTGAGATCACGCAAACGTCATCAGGGAATCGGATTGTCGTTGATATTGGCGACTTTGAAGCCATCCCTGACATGGATGACAACCAGGCCGATCCTCGCATTCATGCGGAGATCATGGTTGATAAGATTGAATCGATCCTTCAGGGCAAGGCTGACAGTGATGTCAGCAGCTATAGCATTGCGGGTCGCTCGCTAACAAAGATGTCGTTTGATGAACTGCTTGCCGCGCGTGATCGGTATCGCGCCGAGGTGGTCAATCATGAAAACCGCGAAAAAGTGAAGCGCGGCAAGGCAAACGGCTCCACGATTAAGGTGAGGTTCCAGTAATGGGTCTTCTGGACATCTTCAAAAAGCCCGCGAAGCCCAAGGGCATCCAGAGACGGAACTATGCCGCTGCCGCCAAAGGGCGGCTTTTCGCTGATTTCATAGGCAGCAATCGCAGTGCCGACAGCGAGATCCGCTGGGCGCTGAATGAACTGCGCAACAGGTCGCGCGATCTGGAGCGCAACAACGAATATTTCCGCCGCTATTTGCAGCTTCTGCGCACAAATGTGGTTGGCAACAACGGCTTCAGACTTCAGGTGCGTGCGATAAACCCAGACAACACGCCAGATGCTGCTGGCAGTCAGATCATTGAGACGGCTTGGGCGGAATTTAGCCGACTTGGCGGGCCGACCGTTGATGGCAAGATGAGCCTGATTGACCTAGAGAACCACGTCATCACTGGCATGGCGCGCGATGGCGAAGTGTTTCTGCGGATCGTGAAGGGCCGTGCATTCCGCCATCAGATCGCGATTCAGATCATTGAGCCTGATCGGGTTGATGAGGAGATGAATGAGCGGTATCGCAACGGCAATGATGTCCGCATGGGTGTTGAACTGGACGAATACCGCCGTCCTGTCGCCTATCACATTCTGCTGAACCATCCTGGCGATTACGATTACACGACCTTGGCCAAAGGCACCAAACGTGCGCGCGTTCCTGCATCCGAGATCATGCACATCTACCGGCAGGAGCGGGCAGGACAGACGCGCGGCGTACCGTGGTCAACTGCTGCGATATCTGCGCTAAAGATGCTGCACGGCTATCGTGAGGCGGAACTGGTTGCGGCCCGCACGGCTGCGTCCAAGATGGGCTTCTTTACCAGCCCTGCCGGTGATGACTTCATGGCTGATGGTTATGAGGGCGAAGGTGGCACGGGATCGCCGATCTATGATGCCGAGGCAGGTACGTTCCACCAGCTACCGGCTGGCGTTGACTTCACCCCGTTTGATCCATCTCACCCAACGTCGGCTTTTGCTGACTTTGAGAAGAGCGTTCTGCGCGGCATCGCTGGCGGTCTGGGCGTCAGCTACACGTCGCTGGCGAACGACTTGGAAGGCACCAGCTATTCTTCCATTCGGCAAGGTGCGCTGGAAGAACGGGATTTCTACCGTACACTTCAGACCTTCATGGTCGATCATTTCTTGGACCCGCTCTATCGGGTGTGGCTGGAGCATGTGATCGATAACGCCCTGACGCCGATCACTGGGGCTGGCAAGTACGAGAAGTTTTCACGCACCTTCATGTTCCGCCCGCGCGGCTTCCAGTGGGTTGATCCGATGAAGGAGATCAGCGCGGCGGTTGTCGGGCTCCAGAACGGCATTTTGAGCCACAGCGACATTGCCGCCAACTATGGCCGTGATGCAGACGAAACCTTCGCGCAGATTCAGCGCGACAAGGAGAGTGCCGCACGGTACAGCTTGACGACGGCCTATGAGCCGTTTGGTGACAAGTTGCCTGTCCCCGCTGACGCAGGAGGCGCAGATGACGTACAGCCCGAATAGTGGAATGAAGGACGCCGCACGCCGCGCACTTGAGTGGCGTCGTGAGTATGGACGTGGCGGCACGGCTGTCGGAGTTGCCCGCGCACGCGACATCGTGAATGGCAAGGACTTGTCCGAAGAAACTGTCAAGCGGATGTTCAGTTTCTTCAGTCGCCACGAAAACAACAAGGCAAAGCATTATTCCGCGAAGGAAGCAGATGGCGGGCCGACCGCTTGGCGGATTGCATGGGATTTGTGGGGCGGTAATTCTGGTTTTTCGTTCAGCCGCCAGATCGTGCAAAAGCTAGAAAAGGATCGCGCAGTGCAAACCGATGAGAAAGATGATATGTTGCCCGAAGCAACCGAGGGGGCTGAGATGTCTGAACAGCGTGCAGAGCCGGATGAACTGAGCGTGGGCGACTACGTTGAGTGGAACAGTTCCGGCGGCGAGGCGTATGGCCAAATTGAACGCATTGAGCGTGACGGTCAGATCGATGTGCCTGACAGTGACTTTACGATCAACGGCGATGCGGAAGATCCTGCTGCGTTGATTGAGGTGTACCGTGAAGGCGAGGATGGCTATGAGGCTTCGGGCCGAATGGTCGGCCACCGCTTCAGCACCCTGCGGAAGGTCGCGAAGCGCGGCTACAAGGACGAGGATCGATTCAGCCGGGAAGACATGAAGACGCGCGCAATGGACGGCAGCGCGGACATCATTGATATGGACAAGCGCACGGTTCGGATCGCTGTTAGCAGCGAAGAGCCAGTTGAACGCTCGTTCGGAGCAGAAATTCTGGATCACAGCGAGGCCAGCATCGACCTTGATTTTGCCCGTTCTGGGCGGATGCCTTTGCTGCTTGATCATGACCCACGCCAGCAGATTGGCGTGGTTGAGAACGTAGACCTTGATGGTTCTACCCGCAGGTTGCGGGCGACAGTTCGTTTCGGAAAGAACGGGCTGGCCAAAGAGGTCTTCGATGATGTTGCGGACGGCATTCGTTCCAACATCTCTGTTGGCTATGCAGTCAACAAAATGGATCGCGAAGGATCGGATAGCTACCGTGTGTCTTCGTGGTCACCAATGGAGGTATCGGTCGTTTCGATCCCCGCTGACAGGACAGTCGGCGTTGGCCGCGCGGCAGAGACTTCACCCGCTAAACCAGTAACTGAAACTCCAACAATGGAGACCACAATGACTGATGAAGTCAAAATTGATGTGGAAGCGGTGAAGGCCGAAGCTGCCCGCGCCGCCGCCAAAGAGACCAGCGAGATCTATCGCCTCGCTGCCAAGCACAACCAGCGCCAAATGGCTGACGAAGCTGTCAAGAACGGCACTTCGCTGGCTGAGTTCCGTGGCCAAATTCTGGACGTAATCGGCTCCAAGCCGCTGGATGACAGCGACATCGGCCTGTCCAAGAAGGAAGTCCGTAACTTCTCGCTGATGCGTGCAATCCGTGCAATGGCCAACCCGTCCGACCGTGGCGCGCAAGCTGCCGCTGAGTTCGAGTTTGAAGCCGCTGGTGAAGCTGCAAAGCGTGACGGCGTTGATCCGCAGGGCCTCTATATCCCTGCTGACGTGCGTCGTTCGTGGTCCCAGCGTGACCTGAACACCTCCGACGACTCGGCTATGGTTGCCGAAGACTATCGCGGCGGTGACTTCATCGACGTTCTGCGGAACGCATCGTCGGTGATGCAGGCAGGCGCGACCATGCTGACCGGCCTTGTTGGTGATGTCAAAATCCCCAAGAAGACCGCTGCTTCGACCGCAGGCTGGATCTCCACTGAGGGCGGCGCATCGTCCGAATCGGAGCCGACCTTTGGCCAAGTCACCATGTCGCCGAAGAGCCTTGGCGCGTTCACCGACATCACTCGCCTGATGATGATGCAGTCCAGCCTCGACATTGAGGCACTGGTCCGTAACGACCTGTCAACTGGTCTGGCGCTGGCGATTGACAATGGTGGCCTTCAGGGTTCGGGTTCGTCCGGTCAGCCGACCGGCATTGCAAACACGTCGGGCATCAACGCTCCGACCGACTTTGCAGCGGCAAACCCGACCTTTGCCGAAGTGGTTGCAATGGAAACCGCCGTTGCCGAGGACAACGCCCTGATGGGCAACCTCGCGTACATCCTGCCCGCAGGCATGTATGGGGCGCTGAAAACCACTGCGAAGGACTCTGGCTCTGGTCAGTTTGTTGTCGAGCCGGGTGGCACGATGAACGGCTACCGCGCCATTGTGTCGAACCAGGTCACCGCTGGCGACCTGTATTTCGGCAACTTCGCAGACCTGCTGATCGGCATGTACGGTGGCCTCGACATCACTGTCGATCCGTACACTGCATCGACCAGCGGCACGGTTCGCATTGTCGCGCTGCAAACTGTTGACGTTGCCGTCCGCCACGCGGTCAGCTTCGCCTACAACAACGACGGCGCTTAATGGCGCTCACTTGGGGGGGCATCTCCAGCCCCCCCAATCCTGAACTGGAGAACAGAATGAACCACTACTTGGTCTTGAAGAACTGCGTGGCTGGTGGCGAGCGCCGCAAAGCCGGAGATGTCGTTCAGCTTCCCGCCAGCGAAGGGAATATCCTGATTTCAATGGGCCGCGTTGAGCAATCCTTCGCGCCCAAAGCCGCACCTGTTGTTGAAGATCGCGCTGTTGGTCTGAAGAAAGACAGCGCGCCCAAAAAGCGGGGTCGCAAGGCAAAAGATGCCCCTGCCGCTGAATGACGATCTGACATCCATCTTGGATGTGGATGAGTTCGCTGTCGCCGTCACCTATGATGGCGGCACGATCTACGGCATCTTCGACAATGAGACTGTCCCTATTGATGCTGGCGGCTATGTGCAGGTGCATCAGGAACAGCCTCGGCTGACCTGCCGCACGGCTGACGTGCCAAGCATTGCTGAGGACAACCAGATGGTCATCAACACTGTGACCTACGACATTAAGGCCTGGGTACACGACGGCACGGGCGTGACGACGGTACAGTTGGAAAAGGTCTGATGGCTCACATTCGCAAGCAGATCAGAGATCGGGTTGAGACCATCCTGACAAGCGCTGTGACGCTTGCCACAGGCGGTGTTTATGCGTCACGGGTATATCCACTCACTGAAGCTAAATTGCCCGCTGTGACCGTTTACAGCGGCTCTGAGGCATCAGGATTGCAGACTATGGGGGTAAGGACGCTTGCGCGCGATCTCAGCCTTGTGGTTGATGCGTATGTGCGGGCAGTCGATACCTTTGACGATGATGTGGACGCGCTGTGCGTTCAGATCGAAGAGGCCATTGCGGCGGATTACACGCTGAATGGCCTTGTGAAAGATAGTATCTTAATTAGTACCGAGATTGACTTTGATGGCGATGCGGAACGTCCTGTTGGCGTGGCACGCTTAACGTATACGATCCGATATGTTAGTAGTATCGGTGACGTTGAAACGGCCAGATAACAGGAGGCTCCTATGGCTACACATACCGGCAGCGAAGGGACCGTAAAGGTCGGTTCCGATGCCATTGCGGAAATCCGCTCTTTCTCAATTGAGGAAAGCGCAGACACGCTTGAAGATACCACGATGGGCGATACCGCTCGCACCTACAAGCCGTCGCTGACGACCTTCACGGGGTCGGTTGACGTTCTGTGGGATGAGACTGACACCACTGGTCAGGGCGCTTTGTCCATCGGTGCTTCTGTTACTCTTAATGTATATCCAGAAGGCGATGCGGCTGGCGATACATACTATAGCGGGTCGGCCATTGTTACCGGCGTTACACGTTCATCATCATTTGATGGCCTTGTGGAAGCGTCAATAACTGTTCAGGGCAACGGCGCTCTGACACAGACCACGGTGTAATGCATGAGCCTTGGTAAGCGTATCGCGGCCAAGCGCTCTGAGCAGGAGCGCAAGGTCACCGAAGTCGCAGAATGGGGAGAGGGGGATGAACCCCTTCTCCTCTATTCTGTGGATGTTACTGCGCGCGATCTGGACAAGATCCAGCGCAAGCATCCTGGCTTTTTGAACAACGTCACTATGGCTGGCATGGTTGAGGTGATCATTGAAAAGTGCGAACTGGACAACGGCGAGAAAGCGTTCACGCTGGAGGATAAAGCGATCCTTATGGGCGAACCTCTTTCGGTCATCACCAAAGTGTTTACCGCAGTGTTCACGGGGACCAGTGTCGAGGAACACCTAAAAAACTAAAGGGCGATTCATTCAGGGTAAACTTGATCGGGCTGGCTGCACGTCTTGGCAAAACAATCGCCGAGATTGAGGAAATCAGCATAAGCGAGTACAATGAATGGATCGCATATTTCATGATACTTGAGGAGCGCGAGAAAGATGGCACAAGGCCTCGGTGAAAACCTCGATATCAACATTGGCGTGAACGTCACTGGTCTGCCGCAAATCCAGCAGGTTCAGACCCGAATGAAAAATCTGAACAACACGATCCAGAAGTCAACATCGCAGTACAATGCGAATGTTGTGGCGACCAACAAGTGGGCCAAGGGTGCGCTCCAGCAAGCAGGCTACCAGGTTGGTGACTTTGCCGTTCAGGTTGCCAACGGCACCAGCGCCGTGCAGGCGTTTGGCCAACAAGGTTCTCAGTTTTTGGGCATTTTCGGCCCGATGGGCGCTGTGATTGGTGCCGTTGTCGCGATTGCTTCTGCTGTTGGTGTTGCCTTTGAGAAATCCCGTTCTCAAGGGCAATCATTTCAAAAAACAGTCGAAGACCTTTCCAAGGCCTTGTCGGACTATCAAAGCGCAGCCAAAAACGCCAATATGTCCTCCAGTGATTTGGAGGACAAATATAAAGATGCCGCAGAAGGGGCTAGAACGCTATTTGAGGCTCAGGCTAATCTCCGCAGATTGGACGCAATCGCAATTTTAGGCAAAACCGTGGTCGCGCTGCGCGATGAATTTGGCAGTTTCGCTGATATATCCAGAGAAGAAATTCAGAAAGCCGAGGACGCATTTAAAGATCTTGGAGAAAGTATTAACGACGCATCACAACAAAGCGATGCTCAGTTTCGCGCTGCCAATGATGCTGTGGATACCTATAACGACAAGATCTTTGACCTTCAAAGCACAATGAAGTCAACCCTTTTGGAGGCATTCGACCTTGCGAAGGAATTGTCTGATCTCGGCGCAGCAGAAGGTCCAACCCAAATTGCAAAAGAGTTGGAAGATGTTAGAACAACATTCTTGAAGATTGTTGGCAGCATAGATTCCGCCACTGAAGAGCAGCGAGAACTGTACCGTCAGCTTATTGAGAGCGCAATTGCAGCCTTAGATCTTAATACGACCTTTGCAGAGACTGAAGCTGCTGCGAAGGCGACTGAAGAATCTGTTGCGGGTCTTTCTGGCGAGATTTATAGCGCTGCTAACGGCGCAATAATTCTGCGTGATGCCCTTGCATCCGCCGCCACGGCGGCAATGACCCAACAAGAAAAGATTGCTATCCTGAACGCAAAAATAGCGGCAGCGCAGCGTGGTGCGTCCGTAGAGTATTCAGAGGCTGCTGCCAAAGCAGCTATTGATTTAAGCAAGGCTGGCGCAAGCCTAGATCAGATTGCTGCTGCTGCTGACACCGCTGGCCAGCAAGCAGTAGAGATTGAAAATCTAACTGAGCAATTCAACGCACTTGGCGAAGCTGGCGGCGGTGCAATGAAAAAGATCAAAGAAGGTGCCTCTGAACTGACGCCTGAAATGCAAAAGTTGAAGGATTTGAACAAAAGCATCGAAGGAGCATTCGAAACCGGCTTCATGTCGATCATTGACGGCACATCCTCTGTAGCAGACGCCTTCCGCAGCATGGCCAGCAGCATCATCAAAGAACTGTATCGCGTCTTCGTTGTAAAGCGGATCACCGGCTTTATTTCTGACGCCATTGGGTTTGCAGCGCTGCCAGCGGGCGGAACCTACACCGGCTCTTTCGGCCTGCCCAGCTTCTCTGGCGGCGGCTACACGGGCGCAGGCGAACGTGCGGGCGGCTTGGACGGCAAAGGCGGCTTTATGGCCATGCTGCACCCCAGAGAGACGGTTGTTGACCACACCAAAGGGCAGGGCGGCGGCGTCATCGTCAATCAGACGATCAATGTTTCGACCGGCGTGCAGCAGACTGTGCGGACAGAGATCAAGCAGCTTATGCCGCAGATTGCAGATGCCGCAAAGTCGGCGGTTGTTGACGCAAAATTGCGTGGCGGATCATATGGAAGGGCGTTTGCATAATGGCCATCAGTTACCCTTTGACGCTTCCATCCCACACGGGCATCGCGCAGATCGAACTGCGGGCGATCAACGCCGTGGCCTACAGCATGTCACCGTTCACTTTCGCTGGCCAGGCTCATTCATACGCAGGCCAGATGTGGGAAGCAGACATTGTGCTGCCAAGAATGAAGCGAGCCGACGCCAATAAGTGGATCTCTTTCCTGATCAGCCTGCGAGGCCAGACCGGGACATTTCTTCTTGGAGATCCATCGTCCACATCGCCGCAGGGGCTGGCGAGTGATTTTCTCGGCACGCCGATCATCACCAACCAAACCGGCAGCACAATATCTGTGACAGGCGCTTCTGCCAGCAAGACAAACTGGCTTCTTGCGGGCGACTACATCCAGATCGGCTCCGCTTCCACGGCAACGCTGCATCAAGTGTTGCAGGACGCAACGACAAGCGCAGCCGGAGCGGTTGACTTGGAGATCTGGCCTGCGGTTCGCGGCACCAGATCCGGCAGCATCATTGTCCAGAACACTGTTGGCAATTTCCGGCTGTCATCAAATCAGCAGGCCTGGTCGGTGGACGAGGCAACGATCTACGGTATCACCTTTGGTGCTAGGGAGGCGATATGAGCCGCACGGTCCCAGCATCACTGATCACTGCTTGGTCCGGTGACACAGCCGAGCCATATTTCGCTGTAGAGTTTCTGCTGGACGTTAAGTCTGGGGCCGATGTTGATGGCAATCCAATCCAGTTTGGTCCGCTGCGCTTCTGGAGCGGTTACGGGGATCGGACAATTGAGGGCGAGACATACATCGGAGCCGGTCAGTTGATCAAGATTGACGGCATATCCGAGGTTGCTGATTTGGCCGCACAGGGGCTGACAGTGTCTCTGAGCGGGCTTCCATCATCCATCGTGTCTGCCGCGCTACAGGAGCCTTACCAGCGCCGTGTGTGCCGCGTTTACTTTGGCGATGCGTCTGTGTCTGATGTGATCAACGTGTTCTCTGGTCGTCTGAACAAGATGACGATTGAAGACACTGCCGACACAGGCACGATCAGCGTGCTGGTGGACAGCAAGTTGGTCGAGGCTGACAAGGCCAGCAATCGGCGCTACACGTCAGAGAGCCAGAAGTCCCGGCACGCTAACGACACCTTCTTTGATTATGTGTCGGGATTGCAGGATGCGGAGATCGTATGGGGCCGCAAAAGCGCTTAAATCAATACCTGAAGTCAATAGCAGATCGATCATTCTGCTGGGGGCAGCATGACTGCTTGACGTTCACCAATGAAGCCTGGCGGCAAATGCACGGCGAGGGCTGGGCAGATGATTGGCTGGGCCGCTACATGGTCAAGACGCAATATGGCTTCCGCCCGATGCGCAAGCCTGAACTACTCGCAGAGTTCCCATTTACGTCATTCACAGAGGCAATAGACACAAAGCTGACAAGGGTCGATCATGTCCCGCCCAGAGGCGCTCTGGTGGCAGTCGCGCAGGATCTGGCAATCGGTGTGGGGCTTGGCTTGGGTATATGTGTGGGCATCAAAGCTGCGTTTCTTTCACGCAAAGGTGTGATATACATGCCTGTGACTACTACCGAGAAAGCCTGGCTATGAAAAAGATGCCATACAATGTGATGCGCCACGCTGATTGGGATGTCGCCCCGCGTGATCCTGTTACGATCGGCGCGGCGATCATCACGGGCTTAGGCGGGTCAACGGCCTTGGCGACCACGACGCTTGCGTTTGGCATCACAGTTGCTGGCGCTGTCGGATATTTGGCGACGACACTTGTTACCAGTTGGATAATGTCTGCGCTGACCCCGAAGCCAGACTTGAGCGGCACGCGCGGCACGCTGGTCAATGCTAAAGATCCGGCTGCGCCGCATGATTTTGTATATGGCGAGGTTCGTAAGGGCGGGACGATTGTCTATTATGAATCGACCGGCACTAACAACAAGCTACTCCACCAAGTCATTGCTGTGGCGGGACATGAAGTAGAAGCCATTTCCGACATCTACATCAATGATGAGATCGTCACGTTGGATGGCGATGGCTTTGTCACGTCGGACCCGTGGAACAGCAAGATCCGGATCAAGAAGCACCTTGGCGATCAAACCACTGCTGATGCCGACCTGCTGGCCGAGTCTGAGCAGATTGACAGCAGCTTTGTCGGCAACGGGATCGCCTATCTTTACATCAGATATGAGTACGACCAAGACGTGTTCGCCAACGGCCTGCCGCTGATTACTTCGGTGGTGAAGGGCAAGAAGGTTTATGACCCAAGGACCGACACGACGGCTTATAGCGCTAACCCTGCCTTGTGCATTCGTGATTATATTGGCGCGCCCTATGGGATGCAGGACAGCGACATTGACGACGTGTCTTTTCAGGCTGCGGCCAATGTTTGCGACGAGGATGTCGCGCTGGCTGGTGGTGGCACTGAGGACCGCTACACGATGAACGGCGCTTTCACCGCCGGAGCCACGCACAGGGACGTATTGGGCCGGATGATGACATCTTGCACTGGGACGCTGTTCTGGGGCGGCGGCAAGTTCAAGCTGGTCGCTGCGGAGTATGTTGCGCCGACAAAGGTTCTGACGCTGGACGACCTACGCGGCCCAATCAGTTTGGACACGCGGATCAACCTGCGCGATCAGTTCAACAAAGTTCAGGGTACGTTCAACGACGCCAGCAACCGCTGGATCACGGCAGATTATCCACCCATTGAGTCTGCTGTCTTTGAGGGCGAGGACAACGACGAACAGACGGCGCTGGACCTTGAACTGCCTATGACGACATCGTCTGCCACTGCGCAGCGGATTGCAAAGCTGACGCTGTATCGCGCCCGCGAGCAAATGGCGCTGTCCGCCGACTTTGGTCTGAACGCACTAGATGTCGAGGTCGGTGAGATCGTGGCTCTGCCTTGGGAGCGCTATGGCTGGGATGACATTTCTGGAATGTCGTCAGGCAAAGAATTTGAGGTATCGGGCTGGAAGTTTGGCCCCAGCGGTGATGGCGGCGATCTGCGTGTAACGCTGGATCTGCGGGAGATCAGCCAGGCCGCATTTGATTGGAACGCCGAAGAGCGGGACATCATCGACAACAATTCCAGCCTGCCGAAATACTATGAGGTGCCATCCATCGGCTTGACGGTCACGCAGGAATACCGCGAGGTGAATGAGAGCGTCGTCAACGTGCTGGTGGTACAGGTTCAGTCGTCAGAAATTGAGCGGATTGATTCAGTCATCGTTGAGTACAAGAAGACCTCCGACACTCAATTCAAGTCGGTCGGCAAGTCGATCCTTGTCGGCGAAGGCGATGATGCTGTTCGGTTTGAGATCGTCGGCATTGAGGTTCCGCAGCTTCAGGAGGCTCCGATCAATTACACAGTCAAGGTCACCCCGGTAAATGCGCTGGGCTTTCGTGGCCCATCTGCAACCGAGACTTTTGACGCGGTCGCTGACTCAACGCCGCCCAGCGAGCCTGCCTCTTTGGCGCACGTTGTTTCTGGTCAGACGCTGTTCTTCAGTTGGCCGTCCGTCAGCGATCTGGACCTGAGCCATTACAAATTTTATTACAACAGCAACACGTCCGCCGGGTTCAACGCTGCATCAACGACGCCGATCATCAACAAGATTGCACGGCCCGCCACGTCGATCACATATCCTGCGCTTGCAGGGAAGTTCTTTGTTTCGTCGGTCGATAAGACCGGCAATGAAAGCACAGCCGCCGCAACGACCATCGTGCTTGCTTCTGAACTGCCAACTTTGGGCACTACAATAACGCACACAGAGTCAACCAGCTTCGACGGGCCAAAAACCAATCTGACCGCATCCGGCGGGACGCTTACGATGACGTCCTATTCTACATCTGGATCGACCGGCACCTACTCTTTCGACCACGATGGCGCTGGGTATTTTGATGTTGGCACCTCGCGAACAGTTCGCCTGTCAACTGCGATTGACTTCACGCGCAAGCACTTGGACGCTGTGTCAGGGCAGTATAACTTCGACGACATACCGGGGAACTGGGATACCTGGCCGGATGTCTTTGACAATTGGACGTATGAGACAACTGACTTTGGCGACGTTGATGTGGTTGTGCAGGCACGGGCCAGCACTACGACAGGCGGTCTATCTAGCGCTGCTTGGGTGTCGGCGTCTGGCGAGATTGTCGGTCAATACATTGAAATGAGGGCGATCCTCTCTAACAGTAGCGTAAAGGTGACGCCGAGCGTCACGCTGCTCAGTGGAACGGTGGAGTACTGATGGGACAGAATGATTTTGTAATCGCGAACGACACGGCAAGCGCTGTTCGGGCTGACCTGCAAGATGCGTTTCAGGCTTTGGCGACGAACAATTCTGGGAACACTGCGCCAAACCAGACCTACGCGAATATGTGGTGGTATGAGACTGACACAAACCGCCTGAAGATCCGAAACGAGGCAAACACGGCGTGGATCAATGTCGCCTACGTTGATCAAACATCCGGCGCTTGGCGGATACTGAACGACACTCAGGTCACGAACACCTCTGGCGTTCAAACGGGTTTGATTGGGGATCAATCAACCGCCACTTGGGAAACAGGGACAGGGACAACAGAGAGCCTTGTCAGTCCTGCCAAGGTCAAAGCGGCCATTGATGCGAATATACCTACCGGCTATACCGACGCAGATGCCCGTGATGCACAGGCTGGACACAGCGCTGGTGACGTGGGCAGCTATGCCTTTTTGTCCCGCACCAACTCCAGTGCTGGCCTTGAAACGTATAATCCCGGTGACACGCTTGCAGGCGCATCTCTTAAATATTCTGGTTCTGGAGCATCTTCTTCTACAAGCCCATCTGGCACTTGGCGGTGCATGGGGTTTCTATCTATAGCACAATCGGCAACCGGAAGCACACTCTGGCTTAGGATATCTTAGATCGCTGGTTTGATTTAGATCGGCCAATCTGGTAGAAATATTGCTAAACATGGGGCAAGATCATGGCGACAATATCGCATAAACGCGGCGACACTTTTGAACTGAACTGCTCCATCGAAAATGGTGGCGTCGGCGTGGATATTACAGCCTGGACGATTACGTCACAGGCCCGTGGCGACGACGATGCTGTATTGCAGTCGTTCACGGTGACAAAGACCAACGCATCGAGCGGACAATTTAGCCTGGGCGCAACATCCACGCAGACAGAATCTTGGACCCTGGGCAGCTACTCAGTTGACATTGAATTTGTTGAGGGCGGCGGCGAGGTCAATTCTAGTGAAACATTTACGCTGAATGTTCTGCGCGACATAACGAGGGACTAACAATGGCCGCATACGTCGTCCAGATCACACAGGCCAACGGGCCAGACACAGTCACGCTGGACGCTACCAGCAGCCCGAATGTGCTGAACGTCACGGACGGCAGCACCTTTGCCAGTTTGACGGTGAATGCCAACACAGCCAGCCCGCTGATTGTTGACCCAGATCCTAAGCTGTCTGCCAACCTCAATCTGAACGGCAACGACATCACCGGCACCGGCAACATTACGACAACTGGCGACGTAACGCTGACGGGAACGGCCAACGCCACGACCGTGGACACTACGAATATCGAAGTGACTAACCTTAAAGCCAAAGATGGTACGTCTGCCGGTTCTATTGCCGACTCCACTGGCGTTGTAACGCTGGCTTCTTCGGTCCTTACCACGACGGACATTAATGGTGGCACCATTGACGGCACGACTATTGGTGGCAGCACCCCCGCCGCTATCACGGGCACGACCATTACGGGGACTGGCTTTGTCACCACGGGCGACATGACCTTTGGCGACAACGACAAAGCCATCTTTGGCGCTGGCTCTGACCTAAGCATCTACCATGATGGCTCGAATAGCTACATTGAGGAAGCGGGTACTGGTGCATTAAAAATCACTTCTAATGGTACAAGCGTTGACTTTGAAAGTGCAGGTGGCGAAACGCTTGCACAGTTTGAGACTGATGGGGCCGTAACGCTATATCACAACAATAGCCAAAAACTTGCCACCACCTCCACAGGCATTGACGTAACTGGCAACGCTGCGGTCAGTGACAAGGTCAAAATCGGCACTGGCGCAGACGGTGGTGGAACCGGCGACGAGCTTGTCCTTTCCAAGGACCAGACCAATGTCGGGATGAGCATTCTAGCTGCTGATGCTACAGGAAGCTGTCGGATTTTTTTAGGCTCACAAACAGCCGTCACCGCTGCTAAAATCCAGCACACTGAGAGCAATAGCAGGCTGTTCATTCAGGCCGAAGGCGATCTATATTTCCAAACGGGCGGCACCAGCACCACCATGACGCTCAACACGTCTGGCGACTTGGATGTTACCGGCGCACTGTCCAAAGGCTCTGGCTCGTTCAAGATCGACCACCCGCTGAAACCAGACACGCATCACCTCGTCCACTCGTTCCTCGAAGGTCCGCAGGCAGACAACCTTTACCGTGGCACTGTGGCTCTGGTGGGTGGTGCGGCGACCGTTAATCTGGATACAGCAGGCCGCATGGCCGAAGGCACCTTTGTTGCTTTGAACGGCAATGTGCAGTGCTTCACGACCAACGAACAGGGCTGGACAGCGGTGCGGGGCAGTGTTTCAGGCAACACCCTGACAATCGAAGCGCAAGACGAAACCTGCACTGACACTGTGTCGTGGATGGTGATTGGTGAGCGTCATGACCAACATATGATCGACACCGCGTGGACCGACGCAGATGGCCGCGTCATCACAGAGCCGGAAAAGCCACCTGTTGAAGAAGAAGATACCGAGTAAAGGCGTAGATAATGGCACAAACTGAAAGTTGGCACCTGAATAAAAGTGTTCCCATCTCGCTAATAATTGGCTTGGCGGTGCAAGCCGGTGGGGTCATCTGGATGTTCTCTTCAATGGCAAGTGACATTGACAACAATCGGGACCGCCTGACCAAAGTGGAAACAAAAGTCGGCCAAATAGAAGATACCGCGCAAGCGCAGGCGGTCCAGCTAGTCAGGATCGAAACCCGACTGGATGCGCTTATGGAGCAGTCTGACCGCATCCTGCGGGCTTTGGAAGCAAAGTAAATGATCGATCCGCTCACGGCGCTGTCTGTAGCGGCGAGTGCTGTGAGCAACGCCCAGACACTTATTGCTGCGGGCAGGGATGCTACATCTGCACTCGCTAAATTCGCTGGCGCTGTGAGCGACGTAAATTACGCTGCGGAGAAGGCCAAAAACCCTAGCATCTGGAAGAGCCTGACCGGATCAGCAGAAGCCGAAGCCATAGAGATATTCGCTGCTCAGAAAAAGATTGAGCAGATGAAAAGGGATATTGAAACGCTGATCGGTTTTACTTACGGCCAAAAAGGTTTGGAAGAGTACAAAGATACATTGCGCCGCGTCCGTATTCAGCGCCAGAAAACTGCGTACCGTAAAGAGGAGATCAAAGATGCCATCATTACATGGACGCTTGGAACGCTGATAGTTCTGGCAGGTGTAGCCGGATTGGCTGTTTTAATGTATGTAATCGGAAAGAAGCAAGGAAAATGGTGATGCGTAAGATTG